AAAGCAATCTTCGGCTGGAATGTCTGTTCACCCATTGCACGAACCATCTGCAACGGAACATACGGGCAATAGAACATACCGGCATCATAAGCAGATGCGCCACGATACCCAACTACGAAATAATCGCCAGTCGTGTACGGATCGACAAATACTTTCATGGAACCATTAATAGTACCAACCATCGTACCAGCAGTAACATCATGAGTCCCAAGACCAACACCAGTCCACTGAATAGACCCGATCTGTGCAAGAGCGGATGCTACATTAGAGGAGCAGATAAGGATGTTACCTTTACCACGACGAGTTTCAATACCAATAACGTTGGCTTCCTTTTCAATCCAATGCGAAAGTCCTTTGAAACGTTCAATAGACCAACGACCATCAAAGTCGGCAGATACCAATTCACCAGCAGTTGTCGCACCAGCAACACCTTCTTTAGCGTTGATGTAAACACGACGAACGATTTCCCGGTTAATTTCCCCGAGGATTTCCTGACTCAAAATATTTGCCAGTTCACCTTCAGCGTCAAGACCATGAACCTGTTTGAGGTCATGTGCTAATTCCATCGTATACTCAGCTTTCAAAGCACGAGTTACCGCAGTAACCGTAGTCTTTTCAATACTGAATGCCATTTCTGGAAAATAGTTACCAGAAGCGTCACCAAGAGCTTCACCAGTTGCCGTAGTTACACCAGCACCAGAAGTGAACGTACCCGGAGATGCGTCATTCAACGTACCCGGAGCTGTTCCAGCATGTGTTCCGCCACCAGAGAAATCCGTATCAGCTTCGTTGTGTAGTGCTTCTGTTCCACCCTGAGTTGTATAACGAGACTTCATTGCAAAGATCAGACCAGTAGGTCCAGTCATCGGCTGAACACCACAAATATCATATGCGATGAGGTGAGGCATTGCACGACGAACCAAAGAAATCAGAATCGGATCGAAGTTTGCAACAGATGATCCAGTTGCGTTAGCGGGAGCAGCTTCCATAAGAGCCTGCTCATGCATTGCTTTTTCTTGGTTTTCCAAGAGTACAGTTGTGACAGAACGGCGATACGGATCCGTGATTTCAGGAAGATCCGAGTGTTCGAGAACCGGCTGCCATTTTTCATTCAATTGTTCTGTTTTGAACATTGTTGTTTCTCCTTAGATTTACTTAAATTTCGTTATGGCAGCAGTATACGCTGACATCGAATTACTCAGGTCAGCAGTAGATGTGGAATTGGTATTAAACGTTTCCAAATCATTCACTACTGTCTCAACAGGAAAATACTTTTCCTTAATGACCTTGAGTTTCCTTTCATATAATTCACTTGTTTCAAAATCAACATTTTCAGCAAGTTCTTTAAATTTCTCCGATTCTGTAACCGAAAGGTCACTAGACAAACTTAAAAGAATTTTTCCTTTTTCCAACCCATCCATCTGTTTATTAAGACCCATAATGGTCTTTTCAGATACATTTAACTGAGTGGTAAGGTCTTCAATTTCGTCAAACTGTGATTCAACGATTTTGAATTTTTCTTCCGGAATATCAATAAAATTCTCAATGAAAAGTTCTTTAATTCCATCAAGGAAATTTTCAGACATTTCAGACTGAATAGAATGAGTAAGAGCAACTTCGTTGTCCTTTGACCATTCGGTTACCGCATAGTTCAAAAAGTCATCGACCTTTTCAACCAAACCTTCTTCAATTTTTGCAGTGGCTTCATCTAACTTACCAGCAAATTCTTCTTCCATCTTATCGATTTCAGAAACTAATCTACTCTTTACGGCAGATTCAAAAATCGTAGTAGCTTTGAACTTAAAGTCATCAGTAAAATCTTCGCCTTCAAGAAGTGCATTGACATCAGCAGACATATCGATGTCCAAAGATTCCTTCCGAGATTTCTTAACCTTAACAGATTCTTCTTCCTCTTCTTCGTCATCTTCTTCTTCGTCATCATGCCCGAATTCTTTCTTCAAAGATTTCTTAGACTCCTTAACCTTCTTACCCTTTACGGATTCTTCAGGTTCGTCATCTACAACCTCTTCTTCGTCATCTTCTTCTTCTTCTTCTTTCTTGACTTTAGGTTTCGATTTTTCGACAACAAGCTCGTCTACAATTTCTTCTTCAGCCACAGAGACTTCATCTTCCGTTATCTCGATTTCCTCGGATAACTCGATTTCGTCGTGTTTGACCTGATCCATTGTTTTCTCCTAATTTAACTATTATTTCTAATAATATAACGTTATTTATAAAAAAATAAATTATTGTAATATCATAGAGTATTTATAAATTTTTCGAACAACCTTATTGTCTGTTCTTCCAATTTACGAGAGGGTGTACGCATTATAACATCACGATAACCGAGGATATCGTCATACACCCATTCTGCATTTTCCATGATACCCTCTACAAATGCAGAAGGTGCTGATGGATCAGCAACGATATCAATTGTACATAATCTAAAGTCTTCCTTTACATAGGAAGTATTTCCTTTCTTAGCAAGGGAACCGAGCCCACGGGACGATACTCCAAGCTTTACCCCACCACTCAAAAGACCTTTAACGATCTCCCCCATTGGTGTATTCAGAACCTTAGCTTTCCCACGAAAATCTTTTCCATCAGCTACAAGAGAAGTAATAAGATGACTTGCTCTTTCAGGATTAATCGTTGGGGTAGCAGGATGGTTAAGTTCACCGATTGAACGTTTACCCTTAATTTCTTCTCTGACAAAACGATTAACTTCTTTTGTCAAAATGTCTTTTGGGTAGAATCGTCCGTTCCGATTCCTTATATCACTTTGCATAAAGATACCTTCAATATACAAATCCTTTCCTTTTCCTTCAGTAATGACGGAAAGTTCATGATCAACTAATTCCGTTATTAGTTTCATGCGTCTGTTTCCTTTTTAGTGTACAAATTTGATCCAACCTCCTTTCGAAGGTCTTCTATTCTAGACTTCAATTTCCCAGCCATTACTGACACAAGTTCTTTCTTTGCACCAATAAGGTCATCTTTCCTAATCATCTTAATTAAATCCATTAGTATCTATCCTCATCTTCTTCTGGGGTTGCATAAAGCGGGTCATTCTTCTCCGCTTTTATTTGAGTATTAATATCCTTTATCTCAACATCATCCTGTTTAAGGACATGTCTCCTGATGAATTCATGACTGAAATATTTACCAACATAATCCCCCATATCCCTCAGAAGATTGAGTCGTGCCATAAGCATCTCTGAATCTTTTATCTCTGCGTAATGGTTGTCTTCAATGAAGTCATAGGTGATGTGTTCCTTGAGTTCGTTCCACTCAGAGTCTTTAATATAACCCTTGAGCATGAGCTGGGTTCTCAGGATATCATCAAACATATCAGAGAATTTTCTTCTCAGTTTAGAAATGTGTTTTGCAAACTTGACTTCATCCCTTGTAATCTCGGAACCAGAGCCAAACGAATATCCAGCTTCCGGGTCAAGTCTTGAGATAGGAACATTCAGAGAACGGAAAAGTTTCTTTTGAAAATATATAATGTCATCTATCGCAGAGAGGTTGTCACCACCCGGTAGGGTTGTGATCTCTGTTCCCTTTCCACCTTCCCTCCGTGGAAGCCAGAAATCCTCAAGCATACTCATCTTGTCAGAATCGTTTGTGAGTTCACCGGAACTTGCGTCATAAACCATCTTATGACGATATCGATTCATGATGTCCTTGAGATATTGCTCCGCCTTTGACTTCGGCATATTACCAACGTCAATGTAGAAAATTCTTCGTTCTGGAGCACGAGTCAAACGATAAATGACCTGTGCGTTCTCAGTCATCTTTAACTGGTTAGCAGGACGTATTGACTTGTGTAGATATGAAAGAACAAGCCCATCAGTCCGGTCTATGAGCCCAGAAGTAACATATGTTATTGCGTCCTTTAGAACCTTGACTGTAGAGAAATTGAACCCATCAGATGGTGTGTAAACGAAATATTCTTCAACTGACTTAATGACCTCAACCCCGGTCTTTGGATCAGTTTCTTTCTCAACCTCCCTAACCTTTTTAATCTCTGTTGGGTTGATTGGTCTGAGTTCAAGAATCCCCTTCTTGGGCGAACCCATGTCAATAATCTTATGATAATATAATCTTCCATCAATGTACCAGTTCCGGAATATATCATGTCCATTAGAATTAAAACTCAGAAGCCTAAGAACCTGTTCAAACTCATCTACCAATATATCCTTGAGTTGATCAGAATAATCCGAATCAGAAAGTGTAAGTTTAACCGATTGTCCTGTCATATCATCTGCGATGATTGATTCGGAAACTATATCCTCAATTGCTTGGTCAACCTCTGCAATCTTTGAAATTGTTCTGTATTGATGTATTAGTCCGTTTTCAGTTGCAGCAAGATCGCTTTCCTGAACCGTTGCACCAAAGTAACCACCCACCCCAATATCAGAAGCACCGTCATCAGTGCCCGGTACAATAAAACTCCGTAACTCTTTCTCTGATTTTTTAGATTTTTTGGTCTTGAATCGAAACCCAAAAAAACTTCTATCTTCTTCTGCCATAATAGTATTTATATAATCCTATTTTGTCTCTGAATGCACCCAGTAATCTCCGGCTTCGAAAAACCCGGACTCTTCTGTATTTATACCGTCATTATACACGAAAGGCAGCATATCATCGTCTATCTCCTTAAGCTGTTCTGCATACAGGTCTTTAAAATTAAAACCCCCCATTCCAACGAAATTCTCTTTCGTAGTATACCAAGCCATCATTACAAGGGTCATAACACAATCATCATGTTCCCCCCGTTCAGCTCTATATGATATACCCTGCGATACAAAATTTGCAAGTTCGAACAGAGTAGTTTGGTCTTGTATTATTAGTTTCTGGTTTTCAAGAAGATCCTTTAGGACCGAACACCCAATCCTCTTGGTGCGGGATGTTGTTCGAACCCCCAGAACATATTTGGATCTTCCGGTGTCCCGTGTGTCCTCGTTGATAAGATTTTCATATTCATAGACATAATTGAGGTCATCAACAACCGAGTACCCAACATCATTAGACTCTACAAGAACATATGCAGAGTTGTATTGTTTCGCAAGATTCAGAATAATCCTTGGGTATACGGCTGGTGTAGTTTCGTTTGAACGGAATACTGCAACCTGTTTCACCGGATATTGAGATATATCAAAGACAGAGGACACTGAAAAATCTAATCCCTTTCCATGTGAAGTGTCAACAGTAATCATGTATGTGTGTTCTTCCTCTGGCATATTATAGTACATGACATTCTGAACTATTTTTACCGGGTCAGGACACACAATGTTCATAAGAATTGAAGCGGGTATCAAGGTGTTTGAGGAACCCATTGCAATGTTCTCATGCTCCTGCATGAAATCATCAACCGAAGTATTTGCAATTGTTTGGTCTTTCCACTTCTGGTCTCTGTCTGGAACATCAGACCATTTCACCTCAAAGGGAACAAACTCGTTCACCCCCTTTTCAGCCTTGGTTCTAATCGCATGGAAATGGTTAAGTTTGTTAATCGTTGAAACGAGGATGACCTTGGTTTCCTTACCAGATGCAATTGTTGGATATGTTGACTTGTAGAATTCTTCCCAGTTCTCAACAAACGCAGCCTCATCAATAATCAGAAGTGAGACTGACTGTCCACGAATCGAGGAAGAAGAGGTTG